TGTATCAACTTTTAGTTTTAATTCTTCTTTTAATTCGCTTTTTAACTCTTTTACTTTGTTTGTCATTTCTTCCACTTTTTGGTCTGCGGAAGTTGTATTTACTTTTAAAGTATTAGTATCAACCAAGCTATTTTCTAACTCTTTTAATTTATCGGTTAATACCTGTAATTCAGTTTTCGCTTGGTCTAACTTTAATTGTTTTTCACTTATTTTATTCCAATTATTACCAAAATCTTTTAATTTTTTACTTGCGTTTTCAACTTTTTGGTTAAAAGCATCAGGAAATAATTTTTTCGCATCGACAACAGTTAAAGAATTTAAGTCGCCTATTACTCTTTGTAATTCTTTATATGTTCCAATTAGATTTTGTCCACTTTTTAAAGCCTCTTTGGCGTTTCCAATATCTAACTTACCACCATCTGTTAATTGATTAAATTTTGAAAATTCATTCTTAAATTTATCAATCAATTTAGAAACAGAAGAGCCAACACCTTTAGTAAAATCTGTTTTAGTATTAGCAACATCAGATAAGCCAGTTTTTAGCTTATTGATTGTATCGTTCATCTTGTTTAAAGTAGCAGTTACTTCTATCTCAATTGGAATGATTTGCTTTTTTGCCATATTCTCCTCCTAAAAATAAAAAAAATCAGCATTAATCAAAATTAATGCTGATGTACATTACATATCACTATCTATATCATCATTTAAGGAGTATAAATTACAAACATAACTCGCTCCTCTTCCCCCAATTGGTATACCGGCCGCGTTGAAGCTTATTATTGCTGGGTCTGCCGTTCTTCCCAATCTAATAGATAAATCAGACATTAATTTTAATTTTGGTATTTCAAAAATACCAGTTACGGTACGTCCGTTTGTATCTTCCTTTAATCGCGTTTTTGCCTGTAATTTTAAATATCCACGAAATAATCTATTCCCTATTCTTATGACGTTTCCACCATTAACATATTCACTATCATAAGTTATATATGTATTAACATATGGTTCAGAAATAGTAATTTCTTTGTCAGACAAAGTATGTTCAAGTTTTTCTCCAGTCTCTTCGTTATACACAAAAGTTTTCCCTACTGGAACTTGTTTTAATATTATTTTTCCATTTTCATCGCTTTCGCAATATTCTCTGTTTGTAATTAATATTGTTGAATTATTAGGCTCAAGTTCTATCAATTTTGAATTGCTTAGTAGTGCTAATTGTCTTTTAGAAAAAACGCCTTGAGAAAAACTTAATGAAAGTTCTTTGGTAGTTTCCCAAGTAATCAATTCTCTATTATCAAAACCGCCTTGAGCCGAAACATATTTTTTAACTTCTGACAATCCAGCAATTTGAATATTATCAAAAGCTAAAATTACCTCTCCTTCTTCAATTACTTTGTTTCCTATTTCTATTGGATAAGTAGCTTTTAGAACTACATCGTATAGTTCTTTCAACCCCATCAAATTTTCCATAAAAATCTCCTTTAAAAAAAATAAAGCGGAGGTTCCTCCTCCGCCTTACTTATCTTTTCTTCTTATTAGCCATTTTCTCCAAGATTATACTTAACAAGCTTCATCATTGAGTCATTTGCAGGACGAAGAACTCTAAGGTTCATAGAGAATGTAGAGGGGTCACCCTCAGCTTCCATTGTTAGAGTTACTTCAGACTGAACCTTAGCCTTAGGTATAATGAACTGGAAGAATTCGTCCAATCCATCAGTCTCACGTCTTGCATAAGTATCGCCAGTAACATAATAAGTACCAGGGAAAGTTTCCGCAGAAATACTGATAACACTTACATCTTTTACTGTGAGTGGGAATGTTACATACTCATAAGAAGTGCTTGTACCGGTTGTACCATCTGCATTATAATAAGAAACGCCATCGGTTGGAAGGACAACAGCTTCGCCATTAATCGTTACCTTTCCATCAACAACATCTGCTTTTCGTGCAGTCTTTAAGATTGAAGCGCTGGAACCGATTACAACATCGCCATCTGCCTCAACAGAACCAAACATAATAGCCATAGATTTTGCAGAGAATAAAGCATCTTCAAGAGTAACAGTTATTTCTTTACCATAGTCCCAAGTAATAAGTTCTGGGTTGCCTTTACCACCACGAGCAGAAGTGTTTTCAGCAGTTTGTTCGATTGTAGAAACTTTTAAAGTATCAAGATAAAGAACGGGCGCACCAACAGAACCATCGGCATTTATTTTATAAAATGTTACGTCCGCAACTTCCTTAATACCATATCTATCAAGAATACTTGCCATTTATATAGCCTCCTATATATATCATTTATCTTTATCTAAATCCCTAATCCAATATTTTGGTTGTACGTCTTTCGCTCCTGCTAACATGCTTTGTATATCAAGTTCATATTTTTCTTTTGCTTGATATCTTTCTACAATAGCAGAAACGCCAGCGTAACTCATCTCTCCGATATTAAGTGGAGTAATTCCTATTCCCATACAGCAAATTGACGTTAAAGTAATTCCAAAAGAAATTCCTCCCTTTTTAGCTTTAACTTTATCTCTTAATCGAGCTTTTGCTTTCATTCTTTTTATCTTTGGGTGTTCGTTAGGATTTGGGGCTTCTTGTGGTTTTTCACCAATACTCTCTCTTAATAAGTTTTGAAACTTCAAGAAATTATTTTCATTAAGTATTGGTAATTCATCTATATGTTTAACGGCTTTTAGCTTTTTTTCTTCTAAATTACCGATTATAATGATTTTTTGTTTTGTTAAAAAAGTAACATCTTCATGTATAAAAAATTTAAATCCTTCTTTAACCAAAAATTCAATTCTTTTATCTTGCGCGACTGCACCTAATAAAAATTCCAAAGGAGTAGGAATTTTTTCTACACTTAAGTCTTTTTCCTTATTTTTTCTTTCTTCGATATCATCTTCTATATCTTCTTGCGAAGACATTAATAATTTTCTAAAAACTGGAAAATAACTTTGTTGTATAACTTCTTTAACAGTAGGTGGATAAATTTTTACTCCTTTTTCAAAATTAAGGGGTAAACTAACAAAAACTTTTTCATTAATCATAAGTTGTTATATTAAAATACATTTCATAACAAGACATTTCTTCGGTTAAGAAGTTAATTTCAAATCCACCAGTTGTCATTTTCCCTAACCCATTAATAGTTTTTCCATCTAAACTCTTTTCTATCTCACTCATAATCAAAAAAGGTCTTAAACTATCACTTTTTAATATCCATTGAGTGAGAGGTACGAAAACCTCAAAATTTATCGCAATATTTTGAAATTCATCATTGGTTGTTAATTTACTACCTTTAACCACTCTAAAGGCAATAACAGACTTAGCTGTTTCATATGGATTTAATCTTGGTACGATTTTTACAAGTTTATCAAAAATTTCTTCTTTTATAACTTCTTGTGTAATATCTGGTTGAGATAATGGGTCTTTATCAGTATAATACAACAACTTTAACAAAGTCTGATTGGCAAATAATCTTTTTACAATCAACTGTAAATTTTCACCCATTTCTTGTAATTTTCTTACTGCCATATTATTCTCCTCCGTTCAACCAGAAGAAATCTTCATCTAAATCACCTGGTTGCTGTTCTGGGGCTGGCGTTAAATCATATTCATAGGTTGGGTCAACAGTAACATACTCTACCCCAAGAGTAGATTGTATATCATAGCCAGTTACCCTATATTGCTCCTTTAGTCCATCTTCTCCTACCACAATATAATCATCTTTTCTAATTTTTTCCGTAGTAGGCATAACAAAGAAACTCATTTTCAAGTTTTCAGCATAAATTGTATCCATACGACTTCTTGAACGAATTTCATCTTTTAACATATTATCTTCTTGTCCATACATATATGCCCAAGAATTTTGAGTTGACCCATCTCGCGCCGTCCAAGTAAGATAATGCGTCATTTTTAATAATATATATCTATTATATCCACTTGCTTTTATATTTTCTAAATAATAAACCATCCAAGGTTGTTTAACCTTGTCTTTATCTGGAATTAATAAAATAGTTCCATTTGGCATATTTATACTTGTTTTTGTAAGCAAATATTGTAATGTTTGAGTTTCATCTTGTTTGTATTTCTCTAAACTACCAGCAACTTCTTCATCTTCATACAAAAAATCAACTCTATAAATAGTTTTTAATAAATACAAATCAAACAATTCTTCTCTTTCTCTTTGAATACGAGATTGATAATCTAAACCATACCTATTAACTCTTTTTTTATAAATATCTTCAAAATAACTCATTAGTTTTTACCCAATAAAGTCATACAGTCAAAAACTGTTGAACGAAAGTATTCATATTTCAAATAACGAAGTGAACTTAATTTAAAATAAAGAATGTAATAATTAATAGTCTTTTTTTCTTCTGGAAAACCATAAAGTTCAATTAAAATTGAGTCTAAAAATTTTTCCCATTCTCTATCTTTTTCTCTTTCACAAAGAAGACCATATAATTTATTTTTTAGCTTGTTATTGTAACCTTCTTCCATACCTTTAGCAAACATAATTAAGTATTACCTGCCAATTTACTGTATTTAAAAGGTTTCCCCTTAATAGAACGATAATAAACTCTTTCTAACTTTAAAGCATTATATTTTTCTGCTTCTAAAAGTTGATTAAATTTATCTAACAAATTTGCTTGAGAAAAGTCTCTTTCTTCGTATAAAGGTTTAACATTTTCCCAAGTCAAAATAGTTCTATTTAACCATTCACATTTCATATAACAAGCTAATATTTGAATTTCTTCGTTATCTAAATCATTAACAAATCCAGTATCATCTCTATCAAGAGAAATTCGTGGAAATTTGAACCAAGAAATTGCACCTTCGAGTATTCCTCTCAAATCTTGAGATACTTCTTCTTCGGTCCAATTCACCCATTCATCTTCCAACATTTTTACAAGAAAGGCATCATACACTTTCTGGTAAGGAGTCATAGTTATTCCTCCTTATTCTTTCGATTTAGCTGTATCATTGACATAGCATTTAATCCAGTAATCTTTTCAAGAAATTCAGCTTTATCAAAAGTAATAGTTTCTTTTTGAACAGCATAGTCTACTAAATTTTTTGCTTGTTCGATAGATAATTTTTTAACATTTTCCTTAAAATCATTTATAGGCATAACTGTTAAATATCTTTGTAATTGTTTTTCATCCAAAACAATTACATTTACTGGTTCTACCGCTTCTTCAGGCTCAAGACCAAGTTCTTTTTTAACTTCCATATCTTCAATATACAACATACCAGTTCTAAACATATATTCAGAACCAGAGTCATACATTATATCTTGTAAAAGTTCTTTATCTATCTTTTGTCTTTGTCCTTTCTTCGTCCATTCTTTTCTAAAACGTAGGTCGGGCAAATAAATTCCAACTACACCATTAACTGTACTAACTACTGCAACCATTTCTTTTTCCATAACTATTCTCCTTTTATCTCCTTTTATATAAAAATTAGAGAGGAAGAATTTCTTCCTCCCCATAATCATTTATAAATTATACACCGTAGGGGCTCTCATAGGTTTGAGTAATTCCAGTGTTCTGATAAATACCCCAGTTATAATGTGTAAGAATTGCACAACCCATTTTCTTATAACCATGAATTTCCATAGAATTATCTCTATTAGTAAAGTCATGAATTTGAGTAGCACCCTCAAGAACTACCTTAACTACTTTTTCTTTGCCAGCAGGTAATACATAAGCTAATTGTGGGTCAATCCAAGTCTTATCATTGTTTTCATCAATGAAAGATTGAGGAATTTGAACAACGGGTGTTCCACGGAAAATATTGATATATCCAGTATTATGAATAGCTTCAATATCCTGTGGAGAATATACGCCCTGGTAACTTGTGCCTACAGGAACAATTGCATCTGCACCCATTGCCGCAACGAACTCAGGAGGAGCAAAGATTACAGCGCTGGAACCATAAGCCCTTACAACATTAACAAGCTTAACCATATCGTCTGCAACGAAAGTATTCTTACTAACCAAATTTACAGCAGGACGAGCAGTGGCAGATACGGCAGCCTTTAGAGCTTTCTGAACCTGTACAAATACCGCATCAGTAAGACCAGTAGTAATTATTTCCATGATATCAGCCATATCTTCCGCGCCATCAAGGAAACGCTCAAAATCAATTGTGGCCGCGCCACCGATTGCTGTTACAGGAACTTCGAAAGTTTCATTATCAAGACGGAAAGTCTCGTATACACCAGAAAGACCTACTTGAGTAAGGAACTTCTTAGCACGATTTTTACCTACACCTTTCTTAAACAAAGCCTTATCGCCTTGTCCAACTACCTGTACTTCAGCAAACATACCGAGAGCACTAATGACCTTATTAGGAACTATCTCGTCGGCTGTCTGAATTATGATATCATAAATATCATAACGATTTCTCATAAATTCATTAACAGAAGAAGCCATACTCTTCATTTCCGCACGAAGCGCTTCATCTACGTTCTCAACGCTAAAATTAGCGGGCGCAGTATGCTTAGCGGCGTGTAGAGCTAACTCTTTAATCTCTTTAATTGTTGCCATTATACTAAACCTCCTAATTACGCACTAAGAACTTGGAACTTAATACCAAGCTGACCATCGGGCATTGTTGTCTTTTGAATTACCAAAAGCTTAATTCCAGTAGAGGGAGCAGTCGCAGAAACTAAAATAGAACCATCCGCAGACTGTGTACCATAAAGCTTTGTGGTCGCTATGGAACCAAGAGCCTCTATAAATTTATCTTCAGTAGTCCAAGTGCTATCAGTAGCAGAGTCATAACTTACACAGTTAGTAGTAAACTTATCACCTACCGCAAGATAGCCAAGACGAGGATAAAAACCATCGTTTTTATCAAGCTTGAAATCCTTAAGCGCATTGTGTCTTTCATCATACATATGTTCAGCAGTATAATTCAAAGCAATAGGACATACTTCTGAACTATCGGGCATCCTTACTGTACCCGCAATTTTATCAACCGCAAGCAACATTCCGTTTTCTGCTGGAACTGAAGCAAAATCAGTAGCGTCGAGCGCGCACTGAGCTTCAACACGTCCATCTCTACGGAAGGCTACGTTATTTAGTTCTAATTGACCATAACCGTCAATTACTAATCTTTTCTGAGCCATTATATTTTCCTCCGATTATTTCTTATATTTTGCTAAAATTGCCTCAATACCAGTCGCTGAATGGTCTTTTGGAATATATTGAGGTGCCTTTGTAAACACAGTTGGATTAGATTGTTTCAATTCATAAGCAAGTTCTTTATCCAAATCTTTTGCTGAACTATATTCAGAAATTTTTTCTTTATAAGAAGTTAAAACTTCTTCATTTAGTAGCTCGGAATAAGAATCAATAACTTGTTCTTTTTCTTGAGTCTCAACATTAAGCTTATAATTCTTTAATGTTTCTAATTCCTCTGTTAAAGTAGAAATAGTTGCCTGCGCATCTGTATAATTCTGCGCGTTCGTATCTCTTTCTGTTGTTAAAGTAGCCACTGAATTATTTAACTCTTCAATTTTTGTGCTAAACTCTGAATTTTGTTGTTTGATAGTATCTACATCTTTAACACTTTCATCAACCTTTTCGTAAGTTCCACCATTAAATGCCCTTAAAGCATCAAGAGCGCTTTTTTCATCTTCAGTAACATCTATTACATAACATTTCTTACGTTCGCCAAGTTCTATACTATCAGTTGTATCATCTTTAGTATAATAAACTCGCTCATAGCTTCCGGTTTCATAATTATATGCTAAAGCATAGTCGTCATAAATATCGCAAATAGTATAAGCAATTTCCCAATCACTTTCTTCTTTGTAATTAACATTTAGGAGCGACCAAATAGCTTCATATTTTTGACTATCAGAAAGCTTAAAATTTAGTTCAAACAAATTGACACAAATATTGAAAGCAGAATTACATACTTG